GCGGAAATAGAGGCAAAGAAGTGGCCTCCAGCATATTCAAAAGGGTTATAGAGCTTGACTCCTGAAAATATAGAACAATTCGGTAAAAACTTAACCAAAGTAGCTACAAAAGAGTTACCTGCAAAATTTTCATCATTACTTCAAGGTATGACGGGTGTGGTCAGTTCATTAGCTGTAAAATTAGGTACAGTTGCAATAACAGCTTTTGCTATATTTAAAACGTTTAAATTTTTTCTTAATACTTTAAAAGATGCATCAAAAATAATTGATTCAATTGGTGCACAATTTGGTGTTATGGGGGCACAAGATTTAGGTATGTCTTTTGTAAAGGCAAGACCTGATACCATTAGATTAGGTCGAGACATTCAAGACCTTGTAAACATAACCGACTCATTATCATCTAATTTTGGTGTGTCTGTAGATGAGGCTTTTGGTTTATCAGAACAGATTTTAGATTCGTCAGTGGCCATGGGATTAACTGCAGATGAGGGATCGAGATTATTTGGTACTTTGATGTTAATGGGAGGCCTTACAGCACAACAAGCTGAGGACTTAGCCGAAGGTGCCTTTCAATTAGCTAGAGCAAATCAAATAAATCCATCAGCTGTCATGAGAGATGTTGCTAGTAGTACAGAAACTTTTGCTAAATTTGCAAAAGATGGTGGAGAAAATATATTCATGGCTGCCATTCAGGCTAGAAAGTTAGGAGTAAATTTAGACACCGTTGCTGGAATTGCAGAAAGTTTATTAGATTTTCAGTCCTCATTGGAAAAAGAATTATCTTTACAAGTGTTATTAGGTAGACAAGTTAATATGAACAAAGCTAGAGAACTTGCATTATCTAATAACCTAACAGGAATGATGGATGAAGTTCTAAGACAACTTGGTGGAGAGGCTGAATTTAATAGATTGAATTTCTTTCAGAGAAAAGCTATGGCTGACCTTCTTGGTGTTGAGGTTGGAACAATGCAAAAACTTGTAAGGGGACAAAGTGATTTATCTCATGAGTCAAAAACTTTTGCAGACCTAATGGGTAAAGATGCATTGGCAAATTTAACTTCAATTTTGAATGAATTCAAAGCATTGGGTGCTGAAATTCTTACAAATTTAATACCAGTTCTTGACACAGTTGCTCAAAACTTTAGAACATTTTTAGATGATGGTGGAATGGAAACTCTAAAAAATGTGGTTACGGTTATATCAAATGCAATGATAGGAATTGTTGAGAACTTTAAAACAATTTCTACTATTGCGGGTGGATTAGCTGGATTTGCTGTTGGAGGTATTCCTGGTGGAATATTAGGAGCTCTTTCAGGTTTTGGAGTGACTAATATGTTGGGATTTGCAAACGGAGGTTCTTTTATGACCAGTGGCCCAACACCAATAATGGTGGGTGATAATCCTGGAGGAAAAGAATTTGTTCAAGTGATACCATTTAACGGAGGTTCTAACAACATGACACCAAATGTAGAGGTTGTTAATGATACAAAACCTTTGGCTGATGAGGTTAATTCAATTAAAAGTGAAATATCACAACTACGGCTTGAAATGAAGTCGTACTTCGGAGTTGGAGGTTCTGCAATTAGAGGTATTGGTTCAAGGGTTGGAACTGAAATAAAATCATTGTAATGGAGAGATGAATTGGGTTTAGAAAATTTAGATAGTATTTTTAATGAGAATTTACCTCAATTAGCTGAAGACTATCAGAGAAATCAGCCATTAAACACAGGTCAATCTAATTTAGTTTCTGACATATCTACGCCCACAACAACTCCAATACTTGACCAATTCTCAAGACTACCATCATCATTCATTGGAGTTCCTTCAAGTTTTAATTATACTCCAGCATCTGATTTACCAGCTTTTAGAATGCAAACATTTGATCCTAGAGTTCCAAAAAACAATCGTATTCAAATAAATAGTAAAAATACTTATGCTGGAACCATACACACTCCTGAACTGGTAACCGATTATTCCACTGCTGGTAAGTTTGATAATTTATTCACACCTCAGAGTGAAAAGGGGAATGATTTAATAGGCACTGAAGCTTATAGAACTTCAGATAATGATTTAGGTGGACTTGGTATAGATTTAAGAGCATCTCAAGGTTACTTTTCTTTGTACAATAACGACCACACTCCAAAAGACGATGGTAGTTCTTTTAATGGATTTAGTCCATACACTTATGGTGGTAATGTTAGTAGAGAGGGTTTGAATATTAAAAATCCTAGAGCCACAGGTATATTTAGTGGATTATCAAAAAATTATAGAAATTCTACATTTGGATTAGCTGACTCTGAACCTTACATAGTTAGTCCAATTGGTGATGTGGGTAGAGAGTTAAATAAAGGAAATAGGTCGGTTCCATTCTTTAGGTCTTCAGTCGACACTCAAAGAATCACTAGTTTTTTATCATCACCAGCTGGTATTGCTTTTACACTTAGACAAAATTTAACTAGTGTGATTCCAACCTCTGTTGTTAGAGCGTCTGTAGGTCAAGATTTAGAAGACCTTCCAGCTTATAGATTAACTGGTCCATTTAGTGATTTTGCAAATTATCACGGTGATAGTTTAAGAATAGTTCCTCAAAGATTTAATCGAGGATATAATTTTTTATCAACTTTAGCATCAGTTAGTCCAATAGCAAGGTCATTAGGAATTGGTGCACCATCTACACTCACACGAAGTGGATTACCTGAAGTCACTTTAACTGGTACTTCCGATACGGTATCTAGTGAGTATGGAAGAGTGAATAATCCATATTACGGAATGAACACCGTTCCGTTTTTATTTGAGGACAGTATAAGAGGGGGGAATACTACTCCAGGTTACGGTGGTCTTGGTGGTAATGGTGATAGTCTTATAAGATTTCAATCTCGTTTAGTTGGAGCTGCAACACGAAGTCCAGAATTAAACAACATTCCTAAACCATATCTTGGGGGAGATAAATTTACACTTGCTCAAAAAATATCAGGATTTCAACTAAAAGCAAGTACTTATCGTACAAAAACAGTGGACATTGATGGTGAAGATTCATCCGGTGGAGTTGCAAGTGGATTAGAATTTAATATTGAAGGTGAAAAACAAGGGATGCCACTTTATTTTAAAGATTTAAGGTCAGACCAGTATTTATTTTTCAGAGCTTATGTTTCAGGTATAACAGAAAATGTTAGTCCGTCTTGGGCTCAAACCAACTACATAGGAAGAAGTGAACCTGTTTGGGTTTATGAAAGAGGTGAAAGGGATTTATCATTTATTCTTAAAATTTTTGCACACACTAAAGACGAATTACAAATGATTTATAATAAATTAAACCACTTAACATCTTTATGTTATCCACAATATATGCAAGACGTTGGGATGAGTGGGTATGGTGCAGGAGCTGAAAAACAATATAGAATGAAACCCCCACTGGTAAAATTTAGAATGGGTGAGTTATATGGTGATATTAATAAAGAACAATTAACATGGATTAAATCTCTAACCTATACTATTCCAGATGAAGGAGTTTGGGAAACAGTCGCTGGAGCTAGAGTTCCTAAATACGTAACTGCTGCTATATCCTTACAGGTAATACATGAATCAAACCAAGAGGGAAGATTTAGTCCTGGATATGGTACTAAATTCTATGGCTACAATGGTCAGTTTAAACCAAATAGTGAAAGATGGTCTAGAAAACAAAGAAATAATTTAAGGGCCACCGATGCTAGATTGGGTGATAGAAAAGCCAGTTTAGTTTCTAGAGATGTGGAGGACTATTAATGTCAGTAAAAAGATATAGAAATACGAAAATTGTAAATTATAATGAAAACAGTGGACAAAATACAGGAAAATATTATGCGACAACTATTTATGATGTGGTTCCTGAACGTGATGATGATATGTACTTTATATCAACCATGGGTGACAGATGTGATAATTTAGCACAAAGATTTTATGGTGATCCAAATTTGTGGTGGTTCATAGCAAGGGTAAATAATTTAAAAACAATGAACATTCCAGCAGGGACAAGTTTAAGAATACCAACTACAATAGAAAAAGCAAAAGGTTACTAAAATGTCAACAATAAACAAAAGAGTTTTAGGTTCTGATATCCCCATTAGAGTTAAAAAAATATTAGAAGCTAGACAAAGAGCCTCATCTACTTTAAAATCTCCAAATGAAGAAATAAAGGACTCAAGTTATAAAGATAGTAGAACCACAGGAGGTGGTGAATCAAATCAAGGTTTCTATACTTATGGTGAACTTTTGGATAATCAATTTGATGGTTCATATGAATTAGGTTCGAGGTCTTCATTTACCAGAATGTGGACAGCTGTTAATTTAATTAAAAAAGTTGAAAATAAAATATACTTTCCACGTGCTGAGGGATTTGGACCTGAAGATTCAAGAACCATCACAGATAGAAATAAAGCTATACAGAATCAAAAGAAAAAATTACAAACAGATTACCCTAATACTCCCATAGATTGGGATGTTCAAAAACAACAACATTACATATCTGAAGAAAATATTGATACTTTAAAAAGACCGGTTGAAACAAAAATATATCAAGTTAATTCACATGATGTTGGAACTTTGTATCCTAATCAAGAAAGATATTCAACTCCCTCTGATTCATATGAGGTTTTATTTCCAGAGGAACATAATGCTTCTTATTTTCACCCCACACATGGTTACATAGGTCAAAACAATGAATTTTTAAAACCAGGAGCTGGAATTACCTCAGTGTCTTCTGAAACTCAAGGTGCATTAGGAGAAATAAGAAAAACTACAATAAATTTTACAGTTCATAATTTTTATGATTTTGATAAAATATATAATAAATTTTTTTTAAAACCAGGAGCTCAAATATTTCTTGATTTTGGGTGGAGTAATGAAGGTAATGAATTATATGATCCTAAAAAATTTTTAGGTGTGGATGAGTATAATGGTTTAAGTGGAATTCAAAACAAATTATTTGATAAAAATGGATGGGTAGGTTCACAACAAGGACTTGTAGATACTTTGGTTGGTATCGTTCAATCTTATGATTCGAAAATACAAGAGAATGGTAGTATTGAATGCAGTTTAACAATTACTTCAAGAAATACAGCTTTATTAAATTATAATACTGAAGAAACAAATGTTGCTCGAAAAGTATCTTATATATTAGACCACTTGATAACATTTGAGGGATTATATCAAGTAAGTTCAAATCAAGAAAGAGGAATTCTTACAGGTTCATTACCGGATTATAATTCAAGCACAAACAATATAGAAGATTTTCAAAAAACCATTAGAGCTCTTGCCAGAAAATCATTTGGACTTGAAGACGACTTAACTCCTGGAGTTAATAGGACTGAAAATGATGAGGATAATCCTGAAAACGCATATGATTTATCCGTTCCATATGGAATTTTTATGAATAAAAAATATGATGATTTAAATTTTATTTCATTTGGATTATTTGAGGACAAGGTTATAAATTCAGAGTTAGGTTTTGGGGAGACTGTGGATGATATTAATAAATCCGACCATTTAAATTTTGAAATATCTATGAATTCACAAGACTCATTTGTACCTTGGATTAAACAATTTAGAAAAAGACAAGAGGATATTATTAACTATGGAGTGGAACATGGAGAGCATGCTGACGTTCCTGTATTTTTATATCCAGAGTATTGGCATGATAGTTATAGTGCTCGAGTTGGAAAATTACCAAGAGATGCTGATGAAGAGGGATATACTTATGCGAGTTATCTTAGACTAAATAAAACTCCACCAAAGTATCAAGAATTTGATAAGATGAGAGATTTATCAGATTATACTAAAACTGATATATTTGCTAAAAGAATACCATTAAGAGAAATATTCATTAATGTTAATATTATTAAAAAAGCTTTTGATTATTCAGAATCTGTTAGAGAGGCAATTGAATTAATTTTAGAAAAAATAAATGAGGATTCAGGAAATATATTTGATTTAAGAATAACTCAAACTCCAGGTGATGATAGTTCCATATCAGTAAGTGATTTTAATTATGATGGTTTAGAAAAAGATGATGTAAATGCTTATGATAAACTTTTTACATTTGATGTAATGTCCAATAGTTCAATAGTTAAAAGTTATGATGTGAATTTAAGTATACCAGAAGGTGATGTTGGAAACATGTACGCGATTCAAAATTTAAGTTCTAATAATCAAGTATTTCCAAATAGTACAAATATTCAAAAATATATGGCTGCACACTCTTTATTGTCAAGTTTTGGTGGAGATGATTCAGACGGTGAAATAACAGATTATTATTTCACTTACATGAATGAATTAGATATAGATTCTCATGTGGAAAAATTAAGAGGTAGAACTGGTCCTGAAAATAAAAATTTATTTGGAAGATATGGAAAATTAGTTGAAGATTTAAATTTAATGGGTAAGTCAAGAACTGTTGCAACCACTTATGATGGTCATACCCTAAGTGAATTTGTGTCACCATTTAGTGATGGTGAAAACATTGTTCCAAATCCTGATGAGGATGGAGAAGAGGGAGATGGACCATCAACAACTCAACCATCGAGTAAAGATATTTCCTCTGAAAACGTACAGAAAAAAACTTCTGAATATTATAATACGTTAAACATTTATGCTGCAGACAGTATTGGTGAATACCATAGAGTTTTAGCTCAACAAGCTTATTTCACTGGTAAGTTTGTGGAGGGAGACGAGGTAAAAACGAGTGCAACCGTTCTTCCAATATCACTTAGTTTAACTATATACGGAATATCATCGATTCAACCTGGAGATTTATTCAAGGTAAATTATTTACCAGAACTTTATAGAAACAATGTTTATTTTCAGGTTGTAAAAGTCTCTCAAGACGTAAACTCTGATGGGTGGTACACAACGTTAGAAACCGTGATGAGAATAAGAAGAGATAGTTTGAAATCTAAAGAATTATATAAACCTTATTCAGACGTTGTTTTATCTCCAGAGTTTTTAAAATCTATCGTAGGAACCAGTACGGATAAAATAGATTCCCAAAGTGAAATTAAAGAGTTTGATATAAAAACAGTTAATGAAATGACCAATCTTGAAAATGAATTGTATTATGAACAGGCTGAACCAGGTGATTTAACATATGGTGTTGCAATGCCTGAATGGGTGGAGGATGTTTTTCAATTAGATTTCAATAGAGATGATAATTTTTTAGATGGTGGTCAATATGTAGGGATGCCTGTTGATAAATTAATGGATTTGGTGACGATAGAAAAACCTATAAGTTTGAAAAATCATAATTTTACTTTTTTAAATGATGAAGCTTTTCTTGTGAGAGGAAACAAAGTGGCAATACAAGAATACAATAAGGGAGAGGATAGTGTAAAAATAGCTTTTCCCGCTTATCATTTGTACGGATCATTAAATACTAATTACAGTATGTTGATTGGTTACCCATACGTTCGAGGTTTCAGTGAACAAAATAATGAACCATTTATAGCCTCTAGTGGGGGAACAAAAGTTGAACGATGTCATGATTTTTGGGATAGAATATTTGCACCCGATTGGGTATCTGATATAAATTGTATAAATAAATATTATTTTTTATATGATGCTCCAACAGTGGTTGATCCTCTTTGGAGTAATTATGACCTTGATGGACCAACCCTTAACATTGCAGCAGGTGAGGGTTGGATTTATGCCGCTAATTTGGGAGATGTTCCTACGTCAATAGGAGAATTAATTTATCCAACTGTTGCATCACTTGCTGTTAGTGGATATGATGTTGTGGGAGGACTTTTACCAGCTGGAATAAATATAAAATCTGATGAATTGTATATATTAGTGTTCAATAATGTCTCTGAATTAGTTCCATATGCATTTTATATGTTAGTTCCATTAAATGATGAACAAGATACAAACTTTTCAAGTTCTCAAGCTTGGAACCAAAAACTTTCAAAATTTGACCATAATATATATTTTCAAAATTTTGACATTAATAGTGGTGACCAACCAGGTGGTTCATTGATGCAACAGTATTTGAATGCTAATTTTAGTTTTGCTACTGGTCTTGGTGGAGTGGCTAATTATCCTGATCCTTGTTGTTGGGGATGGAATGGTCCAGGACAACCAGGTAGATCTGAGTATTCTGTTGGACTTCTTGGTGGATTTGTTGGAGAATCCATAAGAGAGAATTTCAGAAATTCCGTTATTGGTGAATCTTTGGGGTTTGACCAATTAGATCCAATAGGAGGTTGGGAGTATGATGGAAGCAAAGGAAAAACAGCAAAATTTCTTATTCCTGAGTTCAATATACCAGGTATTGATGATACTAGTTCACAGGAGTCTGAATGTGATGAAAGTTGCCCTTATTATATTGATAACATAGACAATTTTTTTGATAAATATTTAGGTGGTGCAGAAGGAAGTTATATTCAGTTTGAACCAACAACACCTTTTATACCAGGAGATGAGGGTGGCTCTACAGATAATGGAACAGGTGGAGATACAGGTGGTGACACAGGTGGTGGAGTGGATGAAGAAGAATCACCACCTATGCGTAGAGTGGGATGTATGATAGAGGGTGATGCAATGTATGATCCAGATGCTAATGAACCTTGTGATTTGAGGAATTGGAACTATCTACCATATCCTACTAATCCTAGAGCTCCTTTTGAATTTTATACATTTGAATGTGAAACAGGAGAATTTGAAGGTCAATTTAGATGTGGTGGTTATGTTGGTCATGATGGAACTCAAGAAAGAAAAACAGCGGTTGATTTATACACTGATACTCATCAAGATGTTGATCCAAGAGATTGGTGTCAAGCCGATGGATTTGGTCTTCAAGACGGACAAGATTACACTGGACCAAATAAACAAAATTGTTGTTGTGTGGGAAACAAGGGACATAGTAATCCTGATGAAAATGGTTCGTGGTGGCCATAAAAAAGCTTGTTTTTTAACATAAAAGTTTATATATTGTAGTATGATTTATATTGCTATACCCATATATTCAGATCCATTCTTACATCCACTACATAAGAATAACAAGTTGTCGCTACTTTATATTAGAGAAATTCATGGAAACGATGTGGATAATTGGGATTCATCAAAGAGTTATATCTTACCTCAAAAACATCCAGATTCCAATCAATATATGGTTGATTACTCATTTCTAATGGATGATAAACAGATTGTTATGACACCTGATGCTAAAAAACTATTACCAATATTGCCTGAATATAGATGTATTTTTGATGTAAATATTGGACATTGGTGGTTACATGGAAAACCTTTAGACTTGGAAGTGAGAAACAATGCAATGGATTTTTTGAGTAATAAATACTACAATGTAAAAAAACTTAACGAAATCATACCAATAAGCAAACACAAAGAGTATTGTGATGAGGTTTCAGATAAGATATTGAAATGGGCACAAAAAGATTTAAATCCACTTATTGATGATGAGGGTTGGTTTGAAAATAGTGGAGCACTCGATAAGATAAAGGCTTTTTACAATATAGAAAAAAATGGTGTAAAGGTATCCAATGACGTATGTGATATATTTGACGTGAGAGTTAAAAAACATATATCAAATGGTAAATTATATTCAAATTACAATCTAACCACAACCACAGGTCGTCCATCAAATGCATTTGGAACTGTGAACTTTGCAGCTCTACCACCAGAAAAGAGAAAATCTATTATACCTGAAAATGATTATTTGGTTGAATTTGACTTTGATGCATATCACTTGAGGTTAATAGGTGATTTGGTTGACTATAGGTTTTGTAGTGATTCAGTACACGAACACCTCGCAGAGCGTTATGGTTGTTCATATCAAGAGTCAAAGGCTAGAACATTTAGATTATTGTATGGTGGAATTGATAAAGAAACAAGAGAAAAAGTACTATTTTTTGATTTAGTTCATAAATATATTAATTCAAAATGGAATGAAATAAATACACATAATTGTGTTTATACTGATATTTATAGAAGGAAACTTACATACGATAATTATGATGACTTAAATAGAAATAAAGTTTTTAACTATTTGATACAAGCATATGAGACAGAATCAAATATTAAGAAGATTTTATCTATTCAAGACTATTTATTAACTAAACACACTAAATTGGTTTTATATGGATATGATAGTTTCCTCTTTGATTTTTCTAAACAAGACGGAGTAGAAACTTTGACAGAAATTAAAAACATATTAGAAGAAGGAAAACATTTCACAAAATCTCAAATGGGATTAAATTATGGTGATATGAAAAATATTACCGATAGGTTATAACATGAATTTAATAGATAAAATACTTACAGAATGGGCGTATCGTGTACACGATGGAATGCCTAACGTTAAAAATCCACTACACATATTTGAATTAAAAAAATCAATGGAAAAATTGAATTTACCAAATCGATTTATTTTTGAGTTTATACAAAATTTATTTGAAGAACAAGTATATTATTCTCGTTCAAAAGAAAGTGGAAGAATCGTTCAATATAAAAACAAAGATAATTATGAAAAAGGTATTGAAGATGGTTCACATGAAAAAGTAGACCAAGAAAAAGCTGCAAAAGAATATGAACAAGAGGGTGGTGAAACTGAAACCGATACCACACCTGGTATGGAAGTTGATAAAAATCCAATGGATAAAAAAGGTGATGATAAAAAAGAAACAAAACCTAAAACCTCTAATGAAGATTTAAGAAATGAAGACCACGAAACCACCGATAGTCAAATGAATTTATCTACGGCTGATGCTAAAGCTCAAGCAGAAAAGAAAGGTGAAAAAGGAGTTGGTGCAGGAACTGCAGAATCAAGAGCTGGTGAAGCAGCTGTTCATTATGTGCTTAGAGAATTATTAAAAAATAGAGACATTGATGAAATTAAATCAGAGCTAATGAAAATAGCAAAAGATAAGGATAAAATCTTAAATGAAAAATGGGTTAATGCTGCGGTAAATACAGCGTCTTGGATAAAAGAAGTATATGGAGATAATATAGGAGAGGTTGTGTGGGATACACCAGCAGGTAGAAAACTTATTGGTGTTGAAGGACATGGAACATCTTCAGATATGTTCATAAGAACAAAAGATGGAAAAAATATAGGTATATCATTAAAACAAACCACCGCTGTATTTTTATTAAATGGTGGTTATGCAAAACAACACGGTATATTAGTTGAATCATTAAGTGATACATTATCAGAAGAGGAAATGGAGGAGTTTAACAATCAAACATCAATACAAACATATAAAGTTGGATTTACCAGTCAATTAACAAATACTAAAAACTTAATAGAGAATGATAAAGATTTACAAAACTTATTAAAAGAAAGAGTTGAATACTTTAAAACTTTAGATGATGACGAATTTAAAAAAATATTTGATAGTACAAAATATAGAAAAAATATTGATAACTTAGACAAGATAATTGCAAAGTTACCACATGTAAATACAGAAGAAGCTAAATTTATTGCAAAATTAACAAAAGATTCTGAAATTAGACAAAATTATCCTGATTTATATGATAATTTAAGGGGCGAGGAAATCAAATTAACTCAATCTATTTTAAATGCTTCTGCTAATAATGAAAATGTTGCAAAGGGTTTAAAGAAGTTATGTTTAGATGGGATGCATGTAGAGGATATTTTATTTGGAAAGAGTGAAGTATTGGATGAGTTTATTACTTTGTATGGTAACAAACCAGCTATTGAATTAGATAAGGGAGTATTGTTACAAATATTCGGTATGCAAGATGAATACGAACAATATCTATCATTAGATGATGAAGAGGAAAAAGAAGAGTTTAAAAAACAATTATTAGAAAAAATGAATGATAAAATAGTAATTGATATTAAAGATGGTGCTAGGTCTGGTGAAATAAAAATAAAACATGAAGATGGAGAATTTCATCTATTTGGAATTAGAGCTAGAACAAAACCCATAGGTAGTTCACCTGGTTTAGAAATGAATCAAACATCATTTATGGGTAATGTTATAAAAGAGGGAACACCTGATGTAACAAAGTGGAGTCCAGCAGTAAAATCAAGGTTTGTTAATAATAGAATAAAAGAAATAGAAGAAGAAATGGAAGATGCAAACACAGAACAGAAAAAGGCTTTTCAAGAAGAGATTGATAAATTAAAGAGTATATTGTAATGAAATCACAATTATTATGCACATTCACAACAAAAGAAAGTCTTGACGAAACAGTTAAAGAAATAATTAACTCATACACAATTATATTTAATAAAATTTATGTATTACAAAACGAAAACAATGTGGATGAGTTGATATGCACGTATAATGTTGACACCACACAAAGTGTGGATTATAATAAAGTAAGTGGGACAATATCACTACATAGAAAAAAACACTCCAATACATTGTATACCATCAATGCATTGAATGAATGTATAAAAAATTTAAACAATGGTGTTATGGATTCAAATTTTATGATACCATGGGAAAATTTTAAGAATATGTTATTAATAACAAATTCAGACGGATTGAATAAAATAAACACGAGAATCTATAAAATAGAAAAAATTACATAGGTTTTTTAATTTTATATATATTTATATATGAAACTAGTTACAGGAGATAATGGTTATGGCCAAAACAAAAGACAAAGAAGTTTTAGAAGAAGTTAAAGAAGAAACAAAAGAAACTACAGACCAAAAAGATAACACACCTAAAGAATCCACCTTATATTATTTTTACTCAGTGGGATGTGGATATTGCAAAAAAGCAGATCCTATCATAGATGAGTTGATTGCAGAAGGTCACGACATATTAAAACTTGATTTAGCAGAACCAGATAATCAAGGATTAAAAAAAGAATTAAGTGATAAATATGGAAAACAATGTGGAACACCATGGTTTATAGATGGTGAAACCGGTAATCAAGTATGTGGATTTAGAGAAAAAGATATAATTGAAAAATGGGTAAATGGAGAGGACATACCGGCTCCACCTAGACCAAAAAGTCCACCTCCAAGAGTTCCATTCCTAAACGCTTCAGAAGAAGAGCTTAATAAATGGAAAGAGGATTATCAAAATTGGACAAAAGAAAATGAACATTTACCCAAAATACAAACCGTGGAAGAGATATTGGCCAGACCTAGACCAAAATCTGAACCACCTCGACCACCAATGGGACCTAATTCAAAAGATGAAGATTTAGATGAATGGGGTAAAAAATATGATAAGTGGGTAAAAGAAAATGACCACTTACCAAATTTACAACCAGCATCAACCATCATTGATAGAATTAAATCTCAAAGAAATTCCGCACAAAACAATGTTGGTGGTAACATAAGTCCAGACCTAGAGGCTAGATTTCAGAGAATTGAACAAAAGTTAGATAAACTCGTTAGACATTTGGGAGTTAAGTGAGTTTTAAGTTCAAACCAAAAGTTACAAAAGATAGAGAAGCCACTAAAGAAGAACTAGAGTGTATTAAAAAAACTGAGAAAATGCTGGAGGAAGAAAATAAACTTCCACCAGCATCTCAAATGGTTCGTGACTTAGCCGTAACTCATTGGAAGTCTCTCAAGTCTTGGTTAAAAGGTTCTCAAGTAATCACAACACAAGAAGAAGCCGAACGAAGATGGGAAATTTGTAAACAATGCCCTCACCTTCTCTACGATGAAACCAATCCAGATACAGGAAAAAAAGATGGTAGATGTACACATTGTGGTTGTTTCATGAATGTGAAAGTACACTATGCTGTTGCTGAATGTCCTATTCAGAAATGGGAAAAAGATTGTTCTGACAAATGTGGATGTGAATAAAAATAAAAAAAAGCTTGACTTATATTACTTTTTTGATATATATTATAGAAATAGGTTACATGGTTTTACGTAAACCATAATTAATAAACGATAAACAATAAAACATAGGAGAAGTACAAATGGATATAGATGCAATCAAATCCAAACTCGCAACATTACAATCAACAACATCAACAAAAGAAAACTTTTGGAAACCTGAACCAGGTAAACAAGTTGTTCGTATTGTACCTTACAAACACAATAAAGACAATCCATTCATTGAATTGTTTTTTCACTATAATCTAGGTAACAACAAAACTTACCTATCACCCCTCTCATTCGGAAGACCAGATCCAGTAGCTGAATTTGCTGACAAACTAAAATCAACAGGTAATAAAGACGAATGGATTCAAGGTAAAAGACTTGAACCTAAAATGAGAACTTTTGCACCTGTGATAGTTCGTGGTAAAGAATCTGAAGGTGTTAAATTTTGGGGATTCGGTAAAACTGTATATCAAGAATTACTTGGTGTAATAGCAGATCCTGATTATGGTGACATCACAGATGCTACTAATGGTAGAGATATCGGTATTGAAAGACAGACTCCCGCTGAGGCTGGTAATCAATATGGTAAAACTACTGTAAGGGTTAAACCTAATCAAACATCGATAACTGAAGACTCTAATCAGTTACAGAGTATTTTTGATAATCAGGCTGATTTGACAGAACTTTACACAGAACCAACTTATGATGAGTTGAAAGAAGTTCTTCAAAATTATTTAAATCCGTCTGATGATTCAGAGGTGGCACAAACAACAACGACAACTGAACAAGTTTCAGAAAAAACTGAAACTAAATCAACTGCAGATGTATCAGATGCATTTGATGAGTTATTCAATAGTTAATCAACAATAAATTTGTAATGAGTGAGATGGAAATTTCACAAACCACGATTCCCTTTGGGTGTATGGTAGAATCACTCTCTCACTCATAACAATATAGGAGAACAATATGTCAGAAAAAGACGAATTGGCTGGGATAATTGCCGATGAACTGAATAAACAATTCAAACATCAACAGGTTGCTTACTTTCTAGAAGATGATGAGAATCCAACTGATGTAACGGATTTCATTTCGACTGGTTCAACAATGTTAGACTTAGCTATATCTAATCGACCTAATGGTGGTATTGGTGTAGGTAAAATTACAGAGTTGAATGGTTTAGAAGGTAGTGGTAAGTCTTTGATAGGTTCTCATTTGTTAGCTTCAACACAACGAAAAGACGGTATAGCAGTTTATATAGATACAGAATCAGCAGTATCTCAAGAGTTCTTGAGAGCTATTGGTGTAAATACTAAGAATATGTTATATGTTCATTTGGAAACCGTTGAAGAAATATTTGATACTATTGAAACAATTGTCACAAAAATCAGAGAATCAAACAAAGATAAGTTAGTTACAATTCTTGTTGATTCATTAGCAGCTGCTTCTACAAAAGTAGAAATGGATGCTGACTTTGATAAAGATGGTTGGGCTACTGCTAAAGCTATTATTATAAGTAAAGCTATGAGAAAGATTACTCAAATGATAGCTAGACAAAAAGTAGCTCTTGTGTTTACAAATCAGTTAAGACAAAAGTTAGGTGTAATGTTTGGAGATCCTTGGACTACATCAGGTGGTAAGGCTTTACCATTTCATTCATCAACTCGTGTTCGATTCAAAAATGTTGGACAAATCAAAGATGGTAGTAAGAATACCATTGGTATTAAAATAAAAGGACAAGTGATTAAGAATAGATTAGGTCCTCCAATGAGAACTGCAGAGTTTCCATTGTATTTTGATACAGGTATTGCTGACTACGATAGTTGGTTAACAGTGATGAAAGAACATAAAATCTGTAAAGTTGGTGGCTCGTGGTACACACTA